TCGTTCGACTTTACTTCTGGCGCTACCTTCGGGTATCCCTTTACTATTGGCGATCCTGAGTATGGCAAGTTAGGCGTAGGCACACTAGCCTCAACAACTACACCAGAACCTACAGTTGATCTGACTCCCAATGTTCGCCAGATAAGCATCAAGCGCGGTCGCAACATCATGCGCGATACCTTTGAGGCTGGCTCGGCAACGGTCAGAGTTATAGATCCAGACGGATCGTTTAACCCACAAAATGTTAACTCGCCTTACTTCGGCTTCCTCACTCCACTACGCAAGTTGCGCATCTCTGCAACGGTCGGAGGAGTTGGGTACTTCTTATTCTCTGGCTATACAACAGACTACAAATACACCTACCCGCAGGGGCAAGAGATCGGTTATGTCGATATTGTCTGCTCTGATGCTTTTAGACTTATGCAACAGGCTGGGATTACTACAGTAGCAAGCGCAACCGCCGGGCAAGACACAGGCACACGCATAGGCAAGATCCTCGATCAAGTCTCATGGCCGACATCTATGCGCAACATCGACACAGGCAACACCACCTGTGTGGTAGATCCCGGCACTTCTCGCACAGCCCTTGATGCACTAAAGAACGCAGAGTTCTCAGAGCAGGGTGCGTTCTTTATCAACGATGAAGGCACAGCAGTATTCTTAAACCGCACCAATGTAATCAAGAAGTATGGCGATGCGCCCATCGTGTTTAATCAGACTAGCGGTATCCCTTACAGCAACCTCACCTTCGCCTTCGATGATAAGTTAATTATCAACAGCGCTGGCATGACTCGCGTGGGTGGCACTCAGCAGGTATCAGAGGACTCAGCCTCGATCGCCAAGTATTTTCCTCACCAGCTAAACGAGTCCAACCTAGTAGCGCAGACAGATGCAGACACTCTTAATATCGCCAAGATATATGTGGCAACTCGCAAAGAGACCACGATCCGCATAGATGCCATGACGGTCGATCTACTCGATCCAGATGTACCAACTGCGACCATGCTGGATTTTGATTACTTCCAACCCCTAGAGATTACTAACATTCAGCCAGATGGCTCAACGATCGTTAAGACACTACAAGCACAAGGCTTCTCATGGAATATAACGCCAAATGCCATGAGCGTAACTGTAACAACTCTCGAACCGATCGTTGAAGGGTTCATCATCGGAAGCGCAGTATCAGGTATAATCGGCACTAACATAATGGCGTACTAGGAGATATAAATGGCAACAGGCTTTCCAGCAAGCACAGGCGATGTCCTAAGCGCGGCTATGTATAACGGACTTACTTCGTTCTCAGTAGGCGCGGCTAATACAGCCGACTACACAGCAGTCTTAGCAGACCAGTACCAGAGCCTAGAGATCATGAACAAGGCAACTGCTATCGCCTTCAAGATCCCGACCGATGCTTCGGTGGCATTCGAGATCGGCACAGTACTAACAGTTCTTAACATCGGGGCTGGACTCTGCACTATCTCAGCTGTAACGCCCGGCACAACCACAGTCCTTTCAGCAGGTGCGGTAGCAGCCAGCCCAACCCTTGCGCAATATAAGTCAGCAGCCTGCATCAAGACCGCTGCTAATACTTGGTATGTCGTGGGTGCGATCGCATAATGATCGCTAACCAAATTGCTGGACTTATGGGGGTTAGCGCGCCTGTCTCGCTCACCGATTATGAGTCTATTGCCAGCACAACTGTAGGCTCTGGAGGATCTGCTAGCGTTACTTTTAGCAGTATTGCAGGTACTTACTCTCACTTACAGGTGCGCTTCTTAGGTCGCGATAACCGCGCTTCAACGCAAGACACTCTATTGGTGCGCTTCAACTCTGACTCAAGTAGTAACTACCGTATCCACTACCTTCTTGGAGACGGTTCTACCGCAAGCGCTGGTGGCTTTGCTAGCACAGGTATTGAAGTTTATAGAATTGCAGCAGCATCATCTGGCACTTCTGTCTTTGGTGCAGGAGTAATAGATATTCTTGATTACACCAGTACAAATAAGAATAAGACAACACGATCACTTGCTGGTTTAGATAGGAACGGTTCTGGAGAACTCGCGCTAGGTAGCGGTCTTTGGTATGCAACTCCGGCGGCTATCACTTCAATTACCTTGCTTCCAACTAACGGAACTTTATTTTCTGAATACTCCTCTTTCGCTCTGTATGGGATTAAATAATGCCAGCAACTTATGAACCAATAGCAACTAATACTCTTGGCAGCGCGAGTTCCACAGTATCTTTTACTTCTATCCCTAGCACTTATACTGATCTTGTCTTGGTTATAGGTGGGGCTGCATCTAGCGCGCAGGGTATGTTCTTATATTTTAATAACGACACAGCAGCCAATTATTCTAGAACTTATGTTTACGGAACTGGCTCTAGCGCAATTTCAGATAGAGTTGGCGATCATAAAGTTTTAGAAATCGGTACAGCAATTTCAACACTAACCGCTAGCGTTATGAACTACGCCAACACAACAACCTTTAAGACAACCCTTACACGCGGCGGATCGGCGGCTAACCTAACTATTGCTGAAGTTGGCACTTGGCGTTCAACTGCCGCTATTAACCGCATAGATGTAACGACTGGAACTGGAACAATGAACACAGGAACGGTTCTTACCCTATACGGAATTAAGGCGGCATAATGGCTAACACTTATGTAAAGATAGGTACCACCGTTGAGGTTGGAGTGCTAGGCGCAACCGATATTACTTTCAGCGCAATTCCTGCTACTTTTACAGATTTACTCGTGGTCGCATCAGTTCGTGGCTCAGATGCTTTAGCCACTAACACCAACCTTCGTATTCAGTTTAACGGTTCAACAAGCAATTATTCCGAGCGCCAACTATACGGCAACGGTTCAAGCGCCACTAGCGCGACTCTTACTTATGCTTCTCTAGGCTATGTCTCTAGCGCTGGCGCAACTGCTTCAACCTTTGGCAATTGCCAAGCCTATATTCCTAACTATGCTTCATCAGCCTTTAAGTCAATATCAGCAGAAGGCGTAGCAGAAGGCAATACAACTGCGATGCTTATGGCTTTAGACGCAGGTCTCTGGTCTGATACTTCCGCAATAACTTCTATTAAGTTATTCGTACCTTCTTACAATTTACTTCAATACTCAACAGCAACCCTCTACGGCATATCTAAATCATAGGAGACAAAATGGCAGACACAAAGATCATCGTAAACTGCGAGACAGGCGAAGTCTCTGAGGTTGAACTAACAGCCGAGGAAGTAGCACAACGCGAGGCAGATGCAGTTGCTTACGCAAAGGCTAAGGCAGATGAGGAACAAGCAGCCGCGGAGAAGGCTGAGGCTAAGGCTGCTATTGCAGAGCGCTTAGGACTAACAGATGCAGAACTGGCAACGCTACTGGCATGAAGCCAAAGTTATGCAAAGCCGGTATCCAACTAAGAGAGCAGTTTGATGATGCCTACGGCGATCGTCTGCGTACCTCAGACGGCTGGATCGGTGATAGTCGGCACTCAGCTCGTAAGTCTGACCATAATCCAGATGAGCAGGGCTGGGTTCGTGCCATTGACATTGACCGCGATCTATCAGGAAAACCCAAGCCCGATCTCATGCCCGATGTGGCAGATCAACTTCGTATCTTGGCAAAGACTGATCGCCGCATCTCATATCTCATCTTTGACGGCAAGATCGCCAGCGCTAAGAGTTTCTGGCGTTGGAGAAAATATAAGGGGATTAACCAGCACCGCACTCATCTCCACTGTTCTTTTTCTCGCAAAGGCGATCAAGATAATTCGTTCTTTAATATCCCGCTACTAGGAGGCAGTCTATGAATATGAAAAATCCATTGGTACTAACAGCAGGAGCGTTCCTGTCTGCTTGGGCTGCATCTAACTTCGCAGCAGATTACCGCTCGATCCTGTGGGCTGTACTAGCTGGGGTCTTTGGATATGCGACACCTAAACGATGACACCAACGGATTACTTAAATCTTTATATTGCCACGCTTGCGATAGTGGGTGGATTAGCGGGCTATGTAATCACGCACTTGCTGTCGGAGATCAAACGCCTTAATGGGCGTGTCGATGAGATCTATAACATACTTTTAGAGCGACAATAATCCTATGGCTCGCAAGAAGGCTATCGACTTAGAGGCTTACTCTATGCTCGATCAGTATTGCATCGGGCTAAATGAGTATTACAAATCACTAAGACGAGCAGGGTTCACACCTGAGTTGGCTTTGGCTATCTTGCTTGAACCTTTAACTTACCCGGCAACTATCTTGCCCACACCTAACTGGTTGCCACAACTTCCCGACTCGATCCCTTATGACGATGACGATGAGGATTAATGAAGCGCACAGTTATAGTGCCAGACCTGCAAGTGCCATATCATGACGAAGTTGCTGTCCGTAATGTTGCATCTTTTATTAAGGCATACCGTCCAGATAGCGTTATTACACTCGGAGATGAAATTGACCTCCCACAGATCAGCCGATGGTCAGACGGCACACCAGGTTGGTACGAACAAACACTAGCTGAGGATCGAGATCTAGCAGTAGAAGTTCTATGGTCTTTGGTTGAGCATTCTAAAGAAGCCCACATGATCCGATCTAATCACACCGATCGTCTTTACAATGTAATCATGAAAAAGATCCCAGCATTCTTAGCCTTGCCAGAGTTAAAGTTCGAGCGCTTCATGCGTTTAGACGAGTTAGGCATCACTTACCATAAGAAGCCATACGCCTTCGCTAAGGGCTGGGTGGCAGTTCATGGAGACGAACAGGGCATCAACCCTAACGCGGGTCTTACAGCCCTTGGAGCGGCTCGTAGGCATGGTTTAAGCGTGGTATGCGGACATACTCATAGGGCGGGAGTATCAGCCTTCACAGAGGCTTCTGGGGGCAAGATAGGGCGTATCCTGCGAGGCGTAGAAGGTGGGCATCTTATGGATATTCGCAAGGCTGGCTATACCAAGGGAACTATGAACTGGCAGGAAGCCTTTATCATCGTTGAGGACACGCAGGTAACTTTAATTAACCTTGAAAAGGACGGCACTTTCGTGGTGCATGGTCGGCGCTATGGACGATCTAGATAACGACATCAAGCGCACGATAGACGATGCGATGGACGATGGAGAATTGTTACCGTTTCGTTATCAACACACCGTCAGATAGTCAGATATTTATGCAACACTTATGCCAAGAAGGTGCGAAGGGCGCACTAGAAGGGCAGTAAATGAATATCTATGAAATCGGAATACTAATGTGTGGCTGGGTTACTAGCTGCGTTATGTTCTACACGATGGGCGTTAACACAGGCTACATCGAAGGTCGCAAGGCAGTTCGTAAGTTTTACGAGCAGCGCGATAAGGTGAGAGCATGATGGCGCGTGATTACCTCAACGAAGCAAGAGCAACGATCCAAGACCGAGGTCTGGATTACGGACACCCGTCAGACAATATGGCAAGAACGGCTGCCCTCTGGTCAAGTTATCTGGAGATGCCAATTACAGATTATCAGGTTGCGACTTGCATGGCACTTGTCAAAATAGCAAGAAGCATGGAGAGCGCCAAGGTCGATACTTATGTCGATGCTGTCGCTTATCTGGCAATTGCCGGGCAACTCCATACAGAGGAGAATGAACTATATGTTTAATCTAGAGGATTACGAAACAGTAGAGGAACGCCTAGTTAAGTACTGGAAGGAACACCCAGATGGTCGAATTGAAACTACTTTGGTTGAGTCAACGCTTCAGCGATTTATTATTAAGGCTGCTATTTACAGAACTGAAGTCGATGCACAGGCTTGGACAACTGGCTATGCGGAGGAAACCGTCTCGACTAGAGGAGTCAATTCTACGAGCGCACTTGAGAATTGCGAAACAAGTGCGATCGGTCGGGCTTTGGCTAACGCAGGTTATGCTTCGAAAGGCAAACGACCTAGCCGCGAGGAGATGTCTAAAGTTAAGACAGCAGAACCTAAGCCGTTCTCTGAGAAACTAGCAGACAAGATCACTATGCCGGCGGAGGACGATCCTTGGACAACTAAGGCAGTAGAAGCTGCGCCATCGAGCGCTGATGCTATTGCTTTAGTGCAAGATGTTCTAGGTGCAGTTAAGGTTGAGAAGGAAATACCTTTATGCCGCAACTGCCATGACCATAAGCCTATGACTTGGAAAACAGGCGTAAGCGCTAAGACCAAGAAGCCTTGGGCTAACTTTAACTGCTACGCATGTAAAGATGTTATTTGGTATGAAATCAAGGCCGATGGGTCTTGGGGCGCGCAAGAGAATAAGTGGTGATCTCATGAGCGGCTTACAGTTTATGAACCAAGACGGAGAATGGGAGTCATTCCCTGATGTCGATGTTATTGAACACTATAAATCTATTCGAGAGACGATTAAGGCTTCAGGGATTACAACTCGATGCTGTCTGTGTAACAGAGAGTTCGATGTATCAGAGATAGTAATCACCGGCGGATCTTTAACGGCTGGCTTTACTTGGTCATGCCCTGACTGCCATGCAGTAACTTTGGAGTCTAGTGTCGCAAAGTAGAAAGCACAGAGGCTTCCGCACCGAGCGTGTGGTAGCAGAGTATCTGAGGCGCTGGTGGGAAGGTGCTTCAGTAGGTCGAGGTAA